AATGCTAGAACGTCTGGAGACGAGCCACCATCATCGACCACAACCGCTAGTAAAGTTATGATGAAAGGAACCCCTGTCCGATTGAAGGGTAGGGGATTGACGGAGGATACCTGTCGTAAACTACGTATCCACAAAGATGGAGATGTATTACGTTTCCATTACACCAACAAGCAAGGGCAAGTCATCGCTGCTAAAGTGAAGACTAAGGATAAAGATTTCTACTGGGACGGTAAGAACACCGATAACCAGTTATTTGCCCAACATTTATTCCCAGATACGGGGTCAAGACTGACCTTGTATGAAGGCGAAATGGATGCAGCCTCAGGATATCAAGCCATGCCAACATGGCCGCATATGTCCGTACCTAATGGTGCTGCTGCAGCCAAAAAAGACTTCCAAAAAGTACTAGACTTAGCACAAGGTTATGAGACCGTTGTATTCTTCTTTGACAATGATTCAGCAGGTATTAAAGCTGCTGAAGAATGTGCAGCCCTTCTCCCTCCAGGCAAAGCAAAAATCGCAAGGATGGATAAGTACAAGGATGCTTCCGATGCTCTTCAGCAAGGAGACATGGAAGCGATTCGAAAAGCTATCTGGGACGCAAAAACGTATCGTCCTGATGGCATTGTTGCAGCCAAAGAACTACTTGATTTAATTACTACACCAGAACCACCGAGCGCACATGAGTATCCATTCAAAGGGCTTAACGAAAAACTTCACGGGATCAGGTATGGCGAGCTTATCACAGTTACTGCAGGCACTGGTTCCGGAAAAACGTCATTCTGTCGCCAACTTGGAACTCACCTTCTTAGCAAAGGGGAACGGGTTGGCGTCGTGGAACTTGAAGCAAATAATAGGAGAACAGCACTTGGATTAATGTCCTGTGCTTTAGGTAAGGCTTATCATATAGGAGAACATGCAAAAGAAGAACTTGACACCGCCTATCGAAATAGTATTGCCAATTGGAATCTTTTTATGTTTGATGGGTTTGGAAGTTTTGATCCAGATATCATCTATAATAGACTCGAATACATGGCTACTGGACTTGATGTCAAAGTCATCTTTTTAGATCATATTAGTATACTTATCTCTGGTCTAGACGGTGATGAACGTCGCATGCTGGACCAAACCATGACCCGCTTACGCTCTCTTGTAGAGAGAACAGGCATTTCACTTTTCTTAGTATCACATGTTAGAAGAACCCATAGCGACCAACCGCATGAAGAGGGAGCCCGTGTCAACATTGGGCAGCTTAGAGGTAGCGGCAGTCTTGGACAGTTGTCGGATGGAATTATCGCGCTTGAGCGAAACCAGCAGGCAGATCGAAGCAAGGCTAATACTACTGTCAGAGTACTTAAAAATAGGTACGCAGGCGAACTCGGAGTAGCGTGTAATCTTAAGTATGACCTAACCACATGTAAATTCCATGAAGTTACGACAACAACAGAACGAGAATTTGATCCCGCCACTGATTTCTAAACATGAGGTAATACATCCTAGTGAAACATCTAGGCATGATATCTACGAGCATTATGAACATCCATGGTACAAATTCAACTCTGCTGAACAACTAAAAAAACCGAATCCACCCACAAAGGAAGCCGTTGACCGGGCTAAATTTAAGGACAAAACCTACCAATGGACACCACAAAAACGTATAACGTAGCCTTTGACATTGAAACCAATGGCTTAGACTCTACAAAACTACATTGCATTGTCCTACAGGATATAGACAGTGGTATAGTTGAAGAGTTTAACGATGAGCCATACGCAGATAACCCGAAAGAGTTACCTATGGCTTCGAGTCGCTCGCTCGCTAACGGACTAAGTGCTTTGATGTGTGCTACCAATATCATTTCACATAATGGTATTGCGTATGATATACCACAAGCTCAGAAGCACTTTCCTTTTTTCAGGGAACTTATGACACCACACTGGGATACACTAATCCTAAGTAGGTATTTCCATCCAAATCTTTTAGACATTGATCTGAAACGTAAATGGCCTTATATGCCAGCACGTTTATATGGATCACATAGCCTTGAAGCTTATGGCTACAGGCTCAAATGTTATAAAGGTGAGTTTGGTAAACATACTGACTGGTCCGAATGGTCACCAGAAATGCAGGAATACTGCAAACAAGACGTCGCTGTACTCACCAAACTATGGAAACATTTCCAAAAATACCTGAACCCGTCATCTTAGAGCACCAAATTGCTGAGATGATGCAAGACCAAAAGCGCGTAGGATGGCCCTTTGATGTCCGTAAGGCTCAAGAGCTAGAGAACACACTTTTGAACCGCTTACAGGAGCTTAGAGAGGCCACTGAGAAGCTTTGTAGCTTCGTCCCTGGTAATCTATTCATACCTAAGCGTGATAACAAGAAGCAAGGTTACTATAAGGATTGCGAAATGCAACGCCTTAAGGACTTCAATCCTAGTAGCCGAGAACATATAGCTTGGTGGTTTAAGACTTTCCAGAATTGGAAGCCAAATAAATTCACACCTACAGGCAAGGCAGTTATAGATGAAACTGTCTTAAAAGAAATAGGAACAGAAGAAGCATTAGTATTCTTAGAGATTCTCGTTATACAGAAGAAACTCGGAATGTTGTCACAAGGCACTAATGCATGGTTAAAGCTGGTCAAGAATGGCAGGCTACACCACTCCTGCTTCATCGGTGCAGCTACGCATCGGATGGCACACTCGCATCCCAACCTGGCACAAGTCAGTAGTGATAAGGATTGTCGAGAATTATTCATTACAAAACCTGGTTGGAAGTTAATTGATAGCGACCTCGCAGGCATTGAGTTGAGAATGTTTGCACACTACCTAGCACGTTACGACGGCGGGCGGTATGCAAAAGTATTACTCAATGGAGATATTCACCAAGAAAATGCAGACAAAATCGGCATTTCTCGCAAGCTGGTTAAGACTGTTACCTATGCATTTTTGTATGGGGCTGGAAACCAAAAAATAGGCTTAAGTTATGACCCACTACTTCCCAAGAACAAGGCAGCAAAGAAAGGCGAAGAGATTCGTCAGGCTTATATGGATGCCATTCCAGGTCTTGAAGATCTTGTTTTGGACGCTACCAATAGAGTATTGGAAACTGGTACGATCCGTGCCATCGACGGTCGTTATCTCAGCGTTGACAAAGGGCATAAGTCTCTCAACTTCCTCTTACAAGGATCCGCGGCGGTCGTCGCGAAACGGTGGTTATTAATCACTAATTCTTGGCTAAGTGAGATTGAACATCAACGTTATGCCTTTGTTCACGATGAGCAGGTACTAGGAGCGCCACCATCATCAGCCGATGAGGTCGCTAGAGCCTGTAAGCACTCTGCATTAGAAGCTGGTGAATACTATAAACTTAGACTGCCTATTGAAGCTGATGCCAATATTGGTAACAACTGGGCAGAGGTACACTAATGTTATTAATTGATACTGATTTTTTAGCTTATAAAGCAGCTCAAGCATGTGAGGAAGGGATTGATTTTGGAGATGATGTAATCATTGCTCAATCAAATTTCAGTCAAGTCCTTAAAATCTTTGAGCGTGAGTTAAAAAAAGTCCAGACCGCTTTAATGGAAGATGAGTTTATTCTCTACTTCTCAAGTCCTAAGAATTTTAGGAAAGAAATTTTTGACGGATACAAGGGTCATCGAAATCGACGTAAGCCACTAGGCTACAAAAGATTGGTCAACCATTGTATTGAAAACTATCGAACTGTTATACGTAAAGGATTAGAGGCAGATGATTCTCTTGGTATAGATGCTACTCAGTATCCAGATACAGAGAATATTATTGTCAGTCCTGATAAAGATATGCGTCAAATTCCTGGTGTTCTATGGAACATGACTGATGATGTAGAAGAAATCACCAAAGAAGATGGTGATAGATGGCATCTAATTCAGTCACTAGCTGGAGATCCAACAGATGGATACCCTGGCTGCCCTGGAATAGGTGTAAAACGTGCAACTGAGTTGCTCAATAAGCACTCTAACAAATGGGAAGCTATTTGTAATGCTTATAAAGAAAAAGGGTTATCAGACGACGACGCTTTACTCAATGCACGTCTAGCTAAAATTCTACAACACGAAGACTACGATTATGACCGCCAACAACCAATTTTATGGTCCCCAGTATTATAACAGGGGATCAATAGAGGTCTGGGATTTTATCCGAGATCAAGATCTTAACTACCATCTCGGAAATGCTATCAAGTATATTTGTAGAGCTGGTCACAAGAAAACAGTAGGTAATCCTGATGGTAATCCTATGGAAGATCTAAGTAAAGCTATCCACTATCTCACCAATGAATTAGAACATGTCACTAACAATCACACCCGACATACACAAGACGTTCTTAAGCAGTCAAGCAAAGGAGTTCCGTTCGACGTATCAAATTGGGAATTCAAAAGCCAAGGCACAGCGGACTAAACAGAAAAACTTAATCGTAGAAGAGTTTAAGGAGTTCTTAGAGGCTGAGGGGTTTTTGTTCATGCATGGACAGAACCATCAAGCAGATTGTTTAAAAGAACTAGCTGATTTAGTTTATGTATGCTATCAATATGCTGAGAATATGCGTTGGGATTTAGATGAAGCATTACATAGAGTACACGAAAGTAATATGTCAAAATTAGATGAAGATGGTAAACCCATCTACCGCGAAGACGGTAAGGTTCTCAAAGGACCAAACTACAAACCACCAAACCTAGACAATTTAGTTTAATGACTGCAAATGTTATCGCTCGTACAGGTCGAGTACAAAGTTGGATTGATAATCCTGATGGTCGCCTTCCTGTCAGCTGCACTGTATTCGTGGTCGAAGATTCGATGGAGGGAGAAAATGGCATCGAGGCGTCTTGGCGTTTTGCTTCGCATGCTCTCAGATACGGAGCAGGAGTGGCAATCCACTTATCCAAATTACGACCAAAAGGAACTGAAAATGGCAAAGGCTTGGTTGCTAGCGGCCCAGTCAGCTTTGCAAAAATTTACTCAGTATTAAATGAAACACTACGCAGAGGCGGAGTCTATAAGAACGGCGCTGTTGTTCTTCATTGTGATATTGACCATGCCGATATCCTTGATTTTGTTACAGCTCCTAGACACGAACTCCCTTGGGTCAAGAGGTGCGTCAACCTTGATTCGGGAAAATGGCAAAGTACACCTAATAAAGTAAAAGAAGCTATTCTATATGGAATCAAATCAGGAGACATCTGGCTCAACAAAATCAGATACCAAGCAGGAGAGCGAATTTACTCCAATGTCTGTCTTGAAGTTTACCTGCCCTCACGAGGAACTTGCTTATTACAGCACGTCAATCTCGGTGCCTGTGAAATCAACGGATTACAAGAGGCTATCTTTACAGCTATGCAATCGCTGTGCGATCTTCACGGCAGAACAGGTGTTGGAAAATCTGGAGAGTACTTGCCACCCGAGACGGACAGACAGGTCGGACTTGGATTCCTTGGACTCGCGAATTTCCTCCGTCGTAACGGGGTAACTTACGCTGAGTTTGGAGATGCATTAGAAAGATCAGGTGGTACTACTACTGCAGATCAGATTGTTAGAGAACTAAAAGCAGGGATACAGTTAGCTGCTCAATCAGCTAGCGCTGCTAAAATGGTAAGAGCATTTGCTATTGCACCTACAGCTTCTGTCTCTTACAATAACGAAGACTTAGATGGATACACCTGCACGCCTGAGATAGCACCTCCGGTAGCTAGGCAGGTGGACAGAGACTCTGGAACCTTTGGTGTACAGAGTTATGATTATGGCGATGTAGAGATTGCCAGTGAAGTTGGCTGGGATGCTTACAAAAAAGTAGCAGACGGCTTCATGAATATATTAAATAATACAGGACTTCTTCACGGATACTCATTCAACTCTTGGAGTGATGTGGTAACCTACGACAATGCGTTCGTGGAAGAGTGGTTGCGGTCTCCGCAAACCTCCTTGTACTACTCCTTACAAGTAATGGGTGACGTGCAAGATAAGAGCAGCCAATACGCTGCATTAGATGAAGCAGAAGTCAATGATTACTTGGAAGGGATCTTAAACGAACCCCTTACATGTGATTGCCAAGAATGAAAACACCATATGATAAACTCTTTGAACGTAAAAGAAAGTGGTCACCCGTTCAGACCACAAAAGGTAAACTCAGAGATGGATCCGAAGAGGCCATCTACCGTGCTCTCGCAGTACGTTGTCTGGAGTTACCTGTTGGTTCCTTTATTACGGACGGTCTTGAAAAAGCTGTTCCCGAATCAGCTCGCAAACTATTAGAATCCAATGTAAAAGATGAAGACAACCATGACCTTGCTCTCAATTACATTGCCAATGCTCTTGGCACTGACGAGAAAGCAGAAAGAGAAGCGCATAGATTACGGGACGCATGGGTATCCCATCCTGACCACACCATCGTTAAAGCTTTGGTAGCAGAACGTGCGATATTTTTTGTCTTACTTCCATTCAATAGATTCAATGGTGATGCGGGTTTAAGGACCGTATCGGCAGATATCTCAAGGGACGAACAGATTCACGTTGCAACGAATTCATTAGTGTGCAGTGAGCTTGGTCTATCTTGGAGCCCTTCTTTAGATAAACTGAGGAAGGCTACGATCCATTGGATCATGGAACCACTAGGTAGAAATACCGAGGACAAATATTTAGACAGAAAATTTTGGACCGATTCTAGTGATCGTCTAATGTATGAAGGCAAAGCACCTGAGCTTTCTGAGACACGCAACGCTAGGATGCCAGCATTCTTTGAACATGCAAATACAAACCTCCCAAAATACGCTTGACTTCCAACGTCTAGAGCGTTACTTGGATGACCTTGACCACCAGTTTCCGGACAAATTTCCTGACCATACACTCTCCGATAAGGAGATCTCTTTTAGAGCAGGTCAGATCTCAATAATAAGACTATTAAAACAACACTTATCGGAAGGATAAAATTATGTGCGGCGGCGTTATTAGCTCAATCTTTGGTGGAGGCAGACAATCTGCACCACCAGCTCCTCAGCAGGTACAACGTGCTCCAGTAGAGCCACCAGCATCACCAACACCAGCCCCATACCAAGAGGATGAGACTAAGCGTAAGGCTAAGGTGACTGCTAAGAAGGTACAGAAGAAGACAAGAGCAAAGGGTACAACCCAATTACAAATTAAGAAACCTGCTCAAGGTGGTGTCAACACACCAACAACACAGTCAGGTGTTAACACAGGTACAGGTGGCGGTACATAAACATGATGAAAAACGCACGGCAAAGATACAGTGAGCTATCAACTGACCGTGACCAATTTCTAAATGTTGCTTATGAATGCGCAGAGCTGACGATACCAACACTACTTATGAGGAATGAGTCTCCTCCTAACTACTCACAGTTTAAAACACCGTGGCAGTCAGTGGGAGCTAAAGGGGTAGTGACCCTAGCATCTAAATTAATGCTGGGTCTTCTACCTCCCTCTACAAGTTTCTTCAAACTTCAATTAGATGACTCTAAGTTAGGAGTGGAGATACCTGCAGAGGCTAAGAGTGAATTAGATCTAAGTTTTGCTAAGGTTGAACGTATGATTATGGAAGCTATTGCAGCATCTACTGATCGTGTTCAAATATTCTCAGCAATTAAACACCTCGTAGTAACAGGGAACGCCTTGGTTTACATGGGTAAGGATGGTATGAAAATGTACCCTCTTAACCGCTACGTGGTAGAGAGAGATGGTAACGGATTAGTATGTGAGATAGTCACTAAAGAAAAAATAAGTAGAGACCTACTACCTATGGGATTCACACTCCCAGAAGATACTGTAGTTGATAGCGACACATCTACCGATTCAAAAGATGTTGATGTATATACATGCATCAAGTATACTAAGAAAGGTTGGATGTGGTGGCAGGAAACACACGATGTTGTGATACCTGGCAGTGAAGGTAAAGCACCTAAAGATAAAAGTCCTTGGTTACCACTACGTTTTGTAACAGTAGATGGTGAGGACTATGGTAGATCTAGAGTAGAAGAGTTCCTTGGTGATCTCAAATCACTCGAAGCATTGATGCAAGCACTAGTGGAAGGAAGCGCAGCGGCAGCAAAAGTTGTCTTCACGGTATCCCCAAGCAGTGTTACAAAGCCTGCTACCCTCGCAAACGCAGGTAACGGAGCGATCATTCAGGGAAGACCAGATGATGTAGGAGTTATTCAAGTAGGTAAGAGTGCTGACTTCCAGACTGCCTATCAGTTAATCAATACATTAGAGAAGCGTCTCGCAGAAGCCTTCTTGATTATGAATGTAAGAGATTCTGAAAGGACTACAGCTGAAGAAGTTAGGATGACACAGATGGAACTAGAGCAACAGCTAGGAGGATTATTCTCACTGTTAACTACTGAGTTCCTTATACCATACTTGAATCGTAAGATGCATACCTTAGAAAAAGGTAAGCAAATACCTACACTACCTAAGGGATTAGTCAGACCTACTATTGTAGCAGGTATTAATGCACTAGGACGTGCAGGTGATAGAGATTCACTGGTTCAATTTATAACAACGATTGCTCAGACCATGGGACCGGAAGCACTTCAAAGTCTACTGAATCCCGATGAAGCTATTAAGCGTCTTGCTGCTGCTCAAGGTATTGATGTTCTTAACTTGGTTAAGAGTATGGAAGAGAAGCAACAGGAACAACAGCAAATGCAACAACAGCAAATGCAAGCCTCACTAGTAAGCCAAGCAGGTCAACTAGCTGGTACTCCTATGATGGATCCATCTAAAAACCCTGAAGGTTTTGAGAAACTACAAGAAGCAGTCCCAGCTATGATGGGACAACAACCACAACCAGCACCACAAGGTTAAACTATGCCAACACAAACAGTTACATACGATCCTACTAATGATACAATCATTGAGGAACAGAATGCAGCTAGAGATGCTGAGAATCTAGAGGTCGGTGAGAAACTAGTCGCCGAACAAGAGAACTTACTAGCTGGAAAATACAAGACAACCGAAGACTTAGAGAGTGCTTACAAAGAACTTGAAAAGAAACTAGGTGCGAAGGAGAGTGGTCTTGAAAGAGAAGCATCAGAAGAGACTACAGATGAACCACAACAACTAGACCCAGCTACCTTTTATAATGAAGATGGTTCAGTTAACTATGACGTAGCTAATGAAGTCTACGGTGAACAGGTTTCTAATATATTTAAGAATGCTGAGATAGACCCATTCAAAATGAATGAATATTTCATGGAGAATAATGGTACCCTCAGTGATGAGATGTATGATACTCTAGGTAAAGCAGGTCTTAATAAATCAATAGTTGATTCATACCTTGAAGGTGTTAGACAGCAAGCTGGGTATGATACTTCACAAGCTGATCCTGCAGCTCCAATACTTACAGACCAAGAGATAGCAGAAGTCCAAGGTATAGCAGGTGGTAAGGCTGGTTATGAACAACTCATGGCATGGGCTACTGATAACTTATCTGATGAAGATGCTAAGAACTTCGATGAAGTTATTGAGACTGGAAACAAAGCAGCTGTAACATTTGCAATCAAAGCACTTATGGGACAATATGAAGATGCACAGGGTCGTGACTCTAACCTAATTACAGGTAAGCAATCACCAACCCCAACCTATCGCAGCATGGCTGAGGTAGTAAGAGATATGAACAACCCATTGTATGATAAGGATGAAGCTTATCGTGATGATGTTCGTAGAAAACTAGAACTATCTAATCTTAAAGTATAATGCCAAAAGGAAAGGGTACCTATGGTACCAAGAAAGGAAGGCCACCTAAGAAACCTAAGAAATAAAAGGTAGTGGCGGCCCGAACAGTTCATCGTACCCGCCATGCCCACCTATACTATTTCTTACTAATGCCTAGTAACGTACACGCAGCTGAACCACCTATCGAAGTTATCACACCACCTACTCCTTCTGAGTATTTACAAAATGCTGAAAGAGTTAATGGCTGGTTAGCTATGATTGGATTTAATGCAGCTGTCGGTGCCTACTTGTTCACTGGACAAATACTACCTGGAGTATTCTAGGTAATAAATCTCACACCACGTCCGTTCATCCTTCTAATGAAGGACGCATGAAACCACATCATGGAACGGGGATGTGGTACTGGAGTATTAACAATGACTGTTAAACTAAGGTATCGTGGTGTTGAGTACACAAAAACTACA